CATAGAAGTAACAACAGGTCCAAGTCTTTGAACTAACTTATCTCTCATTATTATTCCTGCATCATCGTTATCTGCAATCAAAACAATACTATTAAAATACTTTTCTAATAGTTTTATTTGTGCTGCAGAAACATTAGCACCCAGCGTAGCAACCGCAGGGAATCCTACTTGATCTAACCTAATTGCATCAAAAGAAGACTCTACTACATAGACAATGCTTGAAGTCTTTATTCTGTGTAAATTAAACAGGGTCTTACCTTTTGGCAAACCAGGAGTATTTTTAAATTCTTTACCTTCAACCGTTCTGCCAACAAATCCGATACACATACCATCTGGAGAGTGTACTGGAATTGTAACTGAGTCTTGCTTTTCTGAATAGCCAAGATTAAATTTTATTACTGAGTCTTTAGTTATTTTTCTACCTTCGTAATATCTAATCGCTCTTGGAGATTCTAATGCCTGATTGTTTAATCTTTTAATTAGTAATTCGTCATATTGAACAAACTCTGGTTTACTTACTAATGCCTTATTTACTGATGTCTCAATGCTGGTTTCTTGTTCTTTACTTTTAATATATCGTATTGCTTCAAAATATGTTCTATTAGATATATACATTACAAACTCAACAAGAGTTTTTGTAGTTTGACATCCAAAACAAAAAAACAATCCGTGTTCTTTTGACACTTCACCAGCAGGAGTTCTATTGTTGTTGTGATATGGACAAAATATAATATAGTCTGTTCCATACTCAGCCTCAATATCAATACCCGCACCAGTTAATACACGATTAACTTGTTCTGCTGTATAAGAATCTTTAACCATTCTTATCCTCATAATCCTTATAACGATAGTATCCTCTGTCAAAGTCTACTTGAACTAAAAAGTCTCCCATGAAACCATTTCTATTTTTTCTAAATACGCATTCAATAATATCACTATTCGTAGCACGACCTAAAGCCATTACCCAGTCAGCATCGTAGGCAATCTGTCTTGACCAAGCAGTTTGTCCCAAAGTTGGCGGGGTAGAAAGATCCTTAACATCATCTGGAGTAGCAGATGAAATAGCAATAATAGGAACCTCTTCGCTAATAGACATAAGTTTAAGTTCTCGTGAAAGGTTTTTCATACGTACCGTTTCGCTATCAGCCTTTTGATTTGGTGACATTAGTTGTAAATAGTCAACGACAACAAAGTCTGGTTTATATTGATCAATCTTTCCACGTATGACTGAAGGAGTTAAGTCTCCACCATTATCATTAGAAATAATATGAAACTCTGGCTTACCTTCTAATTTATCTGCATGCCATTTTTTAAGCATATCAATTTCTACTTCGCCATTGCTAAGTTTACGGTGAGACCATAATCCTTCACCCATAATTGCAAATACACGATTACGAACTTCTGTCTCAGACATTTCAAGACTTATGATAAGTGGGCTACGACCCTGTTTCCAAGCCTGTACAGCGAAATACAGAGCCAACCAAGACTTTCCAATACCTGGATATGCAAGAAATACTCCTAGTTGTCCTGGCATGATTCCAGAAGGTAAGTAGTTATCAAACCCTGGCAAGCCTGTCTTAATTCCAACGTGACCAAGATCTTGCATCTTCTTTACATTTTCAAAATAAGCAACTGCAGAGTCAAGGTCTGTTACTTCAATATCCCTTATTGCAGCAGTATTCTTTTTTAGTTCTGATGTTTTTGTAATGATATGCTCAAGAGCCTTTGGTCCATTACCGCCTTGGACTTCAGTTGCTGCATTACGTAGGATGTCTTTAAGGCTATCATTTAAGTATTCGGTTTGTAATTCTTCAAGGTGATGCTTTGTTGCACCAACACCTTCTACTGGTACAAAGTCTCTAAATTTTTCTACAACTAAAGATGCTGGCGGAACTGATTGATTATTTTCTGAGTATAGCCTAATAAATTCCCAGACGTCGTTGTGGGTTCTTAGGAGATTATCAACATTTGCTTGCAATAATACATGAACTTGTTTATCATTTAGTACTGCTGTGATTAACTTTGCTTCTGTATTATTCATTAACCCACTTCCTTGCTAGTTTTCTTCGTTCTTCTCGGTCTTTAATATCTTGCTCTACTTCTAGTTTTGCTTCCAATATTTTTTGTGCGTTGTATGCAAAGTAACTCCAACCAGGGGCAAGAGAAATATTAAAATAATAATCCAATAAATCATAGCAAACCCCTATTCCATAAGATTCAACAAGAGCGTCTGCAGCCCATTGCTCAACATTAAGGTTCATGTTACTTTTGGCTTCATATCTTTGTAGATGTAATTTATTATACCTACTTAGCAAAGCCATACGGTCTTTGCGTTCTGCCACTATTCGCTTTTAAATTCTTTTGCTTCGTTGCTTTTTTCAATTAGTTTGTTTTCAACAAACTTATATACACGCTCAAATGCCTGATCTATGTTTTCTTCGTCACGCTTGTAATCAACAATACCAAGGTCAAACCTTATTGATTGAAAATTACCCAGATTGTGTGTATATCCTAGTGTTACTGATACCTTTGTGTTTTTATTTTCTTCCATACCCCACCATTTCTGCTATTAGATATTCTCTGCCCAAACAGGAATAAATCTACCATCTTCTGTCTTCGTATATGTAAGTATACCGTCACCCATGCGCCTTGTCAATTCTTGGCTTGTAGGCGTCATATTATTTGTTATAAGCCCATCTTTTCTTGGTTGTCCTATATGTATAGTAGCCAGTATAGCACGTATCTCCCTTACTGTGCTTTCTGAATAGTATGATCTAATCTGCCAACCTCTTTGTCCATTTAGCCTTGCACCAATTGGTTTTGGTATCATTCCAGTTTTCATTAACTTAGGCATGTATTTTCTATGACGATTAATTAACTTAGCAGTCTCAGCAACAGTGTATGCACGTTCTCTATTTTTCCTAAAGTCAGAACGTAAGCAAGTTTCAATTCTATCTTTAGTAATGTTATAAACAGAAACCATTCCAGTAGATCTTGAACTGTGATGTAGCCTTACCAAATCTCCATTAAGAAACCATATTTTTTTATTACCTTTTATTACAGTTTCGTTATTGTATTCTTGGCTCTCAATATTTCCTTTGCTAGTAGCCATCTACCTTCTTCACTTTCTGTTGGGGGATGAAAAAATTTTCTTTGTCCACATCCCATACAATATGTTTCTATGTGTTGAGCACTGCTGTATTGTCTATCAACAAAAATCCTGCCCTTGCATTTTTTGCAAGAAATCATTAATTATTCCCCTAGTTTGGAATTCCAACAATAACTAGATGGACTGATAAAGACAGGTCGCCAGAGGCTCCAAACCTTACAACACCTTCTACTCTTGTTTCTGTAACACTTTTTAAAACAATATTTACGTTTTGTCCTGCTGGTGTTTGTCCAGTGTTAACTGGTGTTGCTGATACTATTGGTGGGTATTTAAAGTCTTTAAAGTCATAAGTAAACGTTCTTTCGTTACCCGCTGAAACTGTTGAGTTATTTGCAACTTCAACTAATCCACCCACTATTCTTGTGTTAGAAGTTTGAACCTCTGCTTTTCCTGCACTTGCTGTATCAATAATTGTTTTACTTGTCTGCTTAGAAGCAACGTTTGTGGAAAGGTCATTAACAGCCTCAATTAACTGATATAAATATGTAACATCAAGAGGTTGCCCTCTTTCTGGTAGTGGTACTTTTGCCATTTATTCCTCCTATTTTATTATACCAAAGAAACTAAGCCAGAATTGTATATTTGCAAATTGGCATTTAATGTTTTTTCAGATGATTCAACTTGAATAATTACACGTACATTTGTAGTTCCAGTCTTTATAAATTGATATGAATGAATCGGCGTTGTACCATGATAGGTTGCTGTAGTCCCATCAAATCCAACAAAAACATCGTACTTTGGTCTATTTAATTCATCTCCCCATACTGCACTAATTACTGACGCTGAAACCTGTACGGCTCCTGCAACAGCAGTAATTGAATCATCTAGTACAAGATTTATCGGAGACCATTGAGACGTTCTGTTTTTATCTTCAGAGACAATTCTATATCTAAAAATGTATCCAACTTTATCATGATCTAGTGCTGGCAAAGACGCTTTTTTAATTATAACTTTTTTAATTCCTGCATCAGCCATTATGAATTATTTCCGCTAGAAAGATCTACTGAAAATCTAAATTCAACATAGTTACTAGTATTAGGACTCTTAATTATTGTTGCTGCACCTGCAGTTTGAATTACTGAATACCCTGTTAGTCCATAAAGTGGATTTACTGTAGCGACATTTTCTAATTTTAAGGCATCTAGGGCTACATAATAGTTGCCAGATGGATTGACTCCATCAATAACGCATGCATACACCTTAACTACAGAAACAGCATTCCAATCAAATCCAGATGTTCTGTATAGTTGTTGAAGTTGTTTTTTTACAACAAAATATCTTTCTGTAGCAAAATCATATTGTCCGCCACTGCTATCATCAGCAACTTCTGCTTCAAGCCTTGCAAACTCTGTTCCGCTTGTATTTTCAAATGAAACCAAAACTCTAGCCCTTTCTGGTTGAGTGCCAGCGCCATATGTTCCATCTCTGTTTACTATTGAGAATGCTAGTCTTAATTCATCTGTTGGAGAGTTCTTTGTAAGGTCAACTGTTGCTCCGCTTAATCTAATATAGTTTGATCCCGCTCCGATTGCAAAAGTGTCTTGTGTTGGACCACTATCAGATTCAATATCAAGGTCAGACTCGTTGCCTTTTATCATAATTATATTATTTAAAAATCTTGGCCTTTCATATCTTGCAACTCTTGGTGATTTAAAAAATATTGGATTGTCTGCGCTTGTTTGGAATACTGGATCTGTTACAGCAATAACGTTGTCATAGTTTGGGGCATCTAGTGCAGCAGACTCTGTGTCAATTGCTACTGCTGATGCTGATGTTACATATTGCCAGTTTTCTGTTTGTGTAAATGCAAATACTGTTTTGCTATCATATGCCCCTGCTGATGGATTAGATCCTGCAGAATATATTCCAATTTCAGATATTTCATATCTTTCTTCTGTTGGGAGTTCTGCTGTTAAAACAATTTTGTCTACACCGTCTTCGTTTACAAAACCTCTAGAAGATATTGGAACACGAAACATCTCAAAATCTAAATTTGTTTTTGTTGAATAATCTCCGATTTCATCGGCGGTATCTAGTGGAGTAGCACCACAGCCAATAGCAATATACGAGGCATAGGCAGGGGCCTGTCCAAGTAAATACTTTGCAATAATAGATTTACCAGTATTAGTTATCATGAGGCGTAGTCTCCAAGATCTGCTTCATATATTGTACCACTTACGCTAATTTGTGTCTCTACTTGCTCGTCAGGATTTATGTTAATAAGTTCAATAATTAAGTCTCCTGTTGCGTTAAGGTATATGTTTTCTCCATTAGTACCGTTGCCAGTTTCTGGAATTTTGTCTTCTAGTTTTATTGAAAATCCAGCAAAAAACTTATCTGCGGTTTGTTGTAGGCTAAGAATATTATTTGGGTTATACCTTTGTTGAATGGCTGAAAGGTTTTTTATTGGTTGATATGATATTTTTTGTCCATTAACAATATCAGATCTAGTTATGCTAATTAACTCTTGACCGCCAATATTTTCAAATATCTGATCAAACATTCCATCTGTAGGAACAGATTCCTCATCAAATAATATAATGTCTAGAGTTGCTGTTTTAACTGGTGGAGCAGAAAACATTCTTGCAGAAAACATTTCTGATTCTGGTGCTGGAGGTGTTGCTGTAATGCTTGCGCTAGGAAGAGCACCGCCTGAAAGAACTCCGTCATTTCTAGGTGTTATGCCCATCTTTGCATTGTGTTCTGCTTCTTTTTGATTTAAAATTGCAAGCATTCCCATAGTATTTATGTGACCATGATTAGATCCACCAGGATTATTTATTGTTACATCTTTATATTCTTGGGCAGTTAATTGTCTGTATTCTGGAACATCGCCAAAATAACCTTGAGCGTTTACCCCACCTCTATCTCTTACTTGTTTCTCACCAACAATTGCTATTGCCTCTGCTATTTTTACAGGATCTCCAGGAATATCACTAATGCTGGAAGATTGTTTGCGGTCATAGATACTATCTGCACCCATTTTATACCTCCGCTAAATAAAGTGTCATGTCTGGACCATTTATTTTCCTTGCATACTCAATATTATAGACTATAAATCTAGAGTCAACCGAAGTAACCAAGTCTAGATCATTAGAATCTTTATAGTTAATTGTTACTATATCTCCAAGTTGAATTGTTGGAGTTGCAAATATCTTTAAACCAACTAATTTTTTAGGAACCATAAGTTTGTCTATCATCCAGCCCATTAAATTTTCTGCATCATCTTGTGTCTGTATGTATGGAGTGTCTAAAGTAAACTCATTGTTTCCATAAATCATTCTACTTCTTTTAATTTCATCAAACCTTTGCTTTTCAACTTGCGGAGAGACAATCTGAGAAGATCCAGTTAGTAATGGATTAGAGAAATTACTACGTTTCTTAAAGTATTCATCAACTGTTAACTCGTGAGTAGTATCCTGTGTAAATGTAACTCCTTGAATTCTTAGATAGTTACCGCTTGTTTCATCAAGGTTTAAGGCTGTGTCTGTAGCATTAAATATTAAAAACTCAGCGCCGTATGAGTCTGCATAAAAACCAGATGAGACATAACCTTTAATGTTATTAAATGTTGGTGATAACTTAGCGTAAAGTGCGGGGTATGCACGATCATACTTAACATCAAAGTAAGCACACTCTCTCATTATTGAGCCAAACTCGTCAAAGTATAAATTGTATTTAGGTGGTTGCTGAGCACTAATTCCAGATAGATAGGTTGCCTGAACGATACCGCTCATTGCATATTTTCTTAAAGACTCGCTAGCACTTATCTCGTTATCCCCAAAAGCAGAGGATAGAGTTTCTCCAACTGTGAAGACAGTGTTTTGAGAATAGTTCTGTGACAAAGCATAAATATTTTCAAACATAACTCTAGATGAACCACGAACAAACGGAGCCATATTATTATAGATTGGAAGCGGATCTGTATCGTCTACAACCTTAATTAATTGATTATTAATATATAGATAGAATCTTCTTGTTTTTCCTATGTCTTGATATTCTACGGCTAAATCATATACCGTCGGATTTTCCTCACCAGCCATCCTGTACTGACCAGTAAATCTACCATCATCAACTGTAATTTTTGCTAAACCGCCATAAAGTTTTACAGGAATTGCGTTATTATTAGACGCATCTTTTTTAATTTTGTAAAAAACAACATTGTTAATAGAAATATCTGATTTATTATCTTTATCTAATTGTAAGTATGATTCTATGTTATCACTTGTCAATGCAGCAATTTCAAAATAATATCCATTGTTGGTTGTTGGATTAAGCAATACTGCCAATCCTCCTGAGCCACCACCTATTGCTACTGGCTGATCTGGTTGAACTCCAGAAACCTGATAGTATGTTGTGCTTCCATTTGGAGTTTGACTACGGCGCTCATTGTTCTCAATCTTGCCAATAATACGCATTCTTGTTCCAAAATGTTTATAGGAATTATCTAATTCTTTATAGACATAAGATACTAAATCAATTGGGGTTTCAGTTGTTTCAAAAGTTGGTCCATTCATTACTAAGGCTGATGATTGAATTGTTCCAGTTTTTGGAGATATGGTTGAATTAACTGGAGTCTCTGTTGTATAACTTGAAGACATAAAGTTTTTAATTGTTCCACCTCTTGAGGTCTGTTGTGCTTTAGAGTTATTAACTCCTGCTGCTCCAGTTGTGGTTGCTGGCAAAGAAATATCTTCAAGCAAGGTAGTTGTAAATAAATATTCAGTTTCCATTTCACAACCTCTGACATAAGTGTTGTCTGACCAATAAGTATCTATACCAGCAGTATGACTTGCTATTGTTGTTCCAAATTGAGCACGTCCATGTTCATAAACTGCACCATTTTGTAAACGAGTAACACCCTCAATTTCTTCATAAAATGGAACGGTATAGATTCTCACTAAACCAGTTGGATATATTTTTCCGTTAAAGGGTAATGATCTAAAAAAGTTTTGATACTCTTGATTATTAGTAATCCAGACATTGCTACTACCTTGCCTATGAGAAACTCTCCATGCCTGAATTTCTTCACCTTTTTGTGCTTCTGTAATTTCTCCATTTGCAACTCTTTTATCTAAATCATCAATAACACTTGATGGTGCCAACTTTCCAGGTAAAACAATTTCTGGTTTAGATTCATTTAAGTTTATACCGTCTGATAATATTGGATACCAAATTGCAAGAGTAACATTAAATTGTGCAGCATCATATCTGATAACTTCTCCATTAGAATAAAAATATCCTTGATATCTTGTAAGCCAATAAACGTTTTCTCCAAGATCAAAAACATTGTTTACTATCTTACGATTAACAACACTTGGTGGTGATGCAGTAAGATCAGAATTTAAAGGCATTGCCCCTAAAACATACTTTCCTTGTTTAGATGCAACCTCATTGATTGTTTTAGTTGAATCTGTTCCAGATACTTCCCATAAAAGTGAAGGCTTATAAATCCAAGTCTTATCTATATCAATCATACTTGCTTGACGGATAGAGCCATAAGACCTTTGAATATATCTAGTTGTGTAATTAATTTTTCCGTTGTTATAAACTTTTTTGTCTTGAGATGCAATTGAAATAATATTTGGAAGCGTTCCAGAAGATAAATTTTCAACAATACCGCTAGCAGATTGATTATTAGATCCAGATAGAGTCATGCTAGATGTTCTATCATCTATGTCTGGAAGCATATAGTTTTTGCTCATTACAATAAAATTATTATATTCATCAAAAAACATTGCTGTTTGTGTAGAAACTGCAAGTTGATTTAGTACTTCTGCTACCGTCTGATCTGGAGCAATAAAGAAATACGGGATAATTGGATCTGGTTCGTTTGTTGTTCTATAAAATGCGTAGTTGCTAAAACCAATATAATCAAGAATTAAACTAATTGCATAACTAAGTGATACTTCTGTTACCAGCATTCTTGGTGCAGGCATAGATTCTAAAAAGAAATAAAAATCTCTTAGTGATAGTTCTAATGTTCCAGCGGTTACGTCTGCCTGTGGAAAACCATCAGAGTAAAGTGTTTTAATTGGAACCCAATAATCAAATCCACTTACATTTAATATTTTTTCGTAAAAATTAAACTTAATGTTTTTACGAACATAATCACTAATTATGCTAGCAGTGTTATTGTCATTAAACGCTTGGTCATCATCAAATAAAGATATGTTTCCAGTTGAGGCAAGTAACTGTCCTACTGGTAAAGCAGATGTCCCAAGATCAGAAAGAATTTTTTTAATACTATATTCTATTGTTTTATCAGATATGTCAACAACTAGTCTTGGTGACATTTCAATTAAGTCAAAGGTAGAATCAAATTTATTCATTCTTTCTACTACAATTCTTAGTCCACGAACATTTTGAAACTCTCTATAAATAGTTTGTCCATTTGTTGTTTCTTGAAATGATAATGGATTTGTTAAGTCTGTAACAAATGTTGTCTTGTTATCAATCTGCTCACTTCCTAATACCCATCCGTAAGCAGGAGTGAAGGTATCGTACGTTTCAGTAGTGCTATTCCAAACATAATAAGTTCCAGCATCTCCTACATTTGAAATAACTAGATATGCATATCCATTAATTGATTCATTTGGAAGCAGCGTAGATGAAGAAAGAGTCTCAACATGGATGAAACTATCGTTAAAATTAGTTGGAATGTTTTTTATTCTATATTGTAGTTCAACATATCCATCATGGGTGATTACTGGAGATCCATCATCACGAACATCGTTTTCAGTAAACACATAGGCATCTACCCAATTGTTTCCTTCAAGATACTGAATTTTCCACCTTGTTGGAGTTGTCTTATTTGCGTTACCAAAAAACGGATCTGCAAAAGTTCTAGATATGTCAGTAAAGTCTCCTAGATTTATGTCTCCAACATTGGTTTGCATCTTTATAATAATTCTGTTTGCTGGTACATTTTCTTTATAAACTACAAATGGTACAGCGTCATCTATGTAGTAATTACCGTTAACTATAGTTTTAGCAATACCTCTTTCAATGCCGTCTTCAGTTCTAAAAGATGTAAAATATTTAAATTGATCATATCGTGATGCCATATAATATCTTGGCCTTCTGGCAAGATCACTACCAGAGTTTGATAAAAACTTACCTTTAAAAGCAACTGCTTTATTAATACCAGACCTTGGTCTAAATGGCTTGATGCAATCTTCTAATGAGTATAAAAGTTTATTTTTTTCTTTTATAGATGTAAAAATTTGTGGTGTTCCATTATTTTCAAACCCTCCATCAATAACAACATCTGCATCTGTTGCTCCAGTATAAAATAATCCAGTATCTGCGCTATCAAATGTATTTGGCAATGTTAAGAATTGAGAGTTTTGTTCTTGAGACCTGTATCTGTAATTGCCAAGTTTAAATATATTATCTGGCATATTCATATTCCACTCAGCCAAAACTAGTGACTCTGTTTGTATTGTTGCAGATGTTTCAAAGTGGTTCTTTAGGTCGGTACTTTCAAACATTTAAACTTCTTCCAGGGTTACCGATATGTTCCAAAGGTCATGATTTGTTGCCCCACGCTTTACGACGGAATAATTAAAGTCTGCAAAATAAACTTGAATAATTTGATTATATCTGTTTAAACCAGTATACTTATAATTTTGACCGTCTAAATTTGTATATTTATCATAAGCGAGGTACATAAAGAATGGACCTTGGTGTGTCTCATACCAATCAAGAAGTTCTACGCCACCTGCACCACCATCTGCTGTGTACTCTGCTGTAGATCCTTCACTTGGTGATACTCCTGTTGTTGAATTAAAGTTTGGTAATCCTGAATACCCTCGTGAAGGCAGCATGTTCCAAGATACAGACATAGTTAATTTATCTGCAATATGATATGAACGCATACGACCATTTATAGTTCTTTGACGTTGCTCAATTCGCTGGGTATTAAATTGCATATCCCCTCTATTATGATCAGATAAAATAATAAACTGATCTAGGAGGTTTGGATCTGTTTCTGTTGTGGAGGCTCCTACTTCTACGCCAGTAGGCACGTATAAGCCATTGGAGAGGGTTCCAGCATTGTTTGCCCACAATATACCCTGCGGTCTAGTATATCTGCGTCTACCTGTTAAATAAGCACTAGTAGCCATTATCGCCTCTGCCCTCTAATTCTTTGTGAGTCAACATTTTTAATTTCTCTCATTACTGCGTTGGCAATATCTTTAGCACTTCCATTAGCACCATTAATACTGAATCCTAAATTATAATTATACACTGCCGTTGAGTTATCATTCATAGATGTTGAAATGTTATTTACTGGAATTTGAGTCATACCGCCTCCTCCAAGCATTCCAGGATATTTAGATTCATTTATTCTTTCAAGCAATGGTCCGTAGGCTTTTGATGCTCCCTTATTCATTACAAACTCTCCAGGAGTTAGCATTGCTGGTACAGTATCAGACCCCATTGCTTTACCGCCAAATGCCATGTACTTAGTAACCATTCCACCGTACATTTTCTTTTGCGTTATTTTATTTAATTCCGCTACCTTGCCTTTTATTTTTGCATTTAAATCTTTAATACTTTGTAAAACAACTGATTTTTGTTCTGGTGTAATTGTTTGTGAAGTTATTGTCCCAGCATTATATCCAGCCTTAATTTCTTCCATTGTTGTTGCGCCAGAACCAAGTTGCTTTTGTGAAGCAAGCGCTGATGCAAGCGCTGCTGCTAATGCTTGAGCATTTCCTGCTTGTTTTAATAATAAATCATTAAATGGAATTCCTGCAGCAGTTGCTAATTGAATTAATGAATCAAGGCTATCCATTTCATCTTTTGTTCCTTTGGCATAGACATAACCTTGTTTTGTAACTTCAACTTGTTTGTTTAGTGCTGTAATATTTAAGTTAATTGATTCAATTGTATTTTCAATTGTTTGCTTCTGTGCTTGTAATGTTTTTAATTGTGTTGCTTCAATTATGTTAATCTCTAGTTGAAGTTGCTTGTTTTGTTTTTCAATTGCATTTCTTCCAAGTGCTGAGATTGCTGCATCACGAGTTGCAGTTAGCGCTTCTTTTTGTCCAGTTATTGCAGACTGTGCTTGCTCTGATCTTGCATCTTGCATTAATTGTGCTGCTGTTGAAATGTCTCCACGAGTAAGCGCATCTGCAATTGATAATCTTTGTTTTTGAATATTTGCAATGTTTTGATTAATTGAAGCAATCTTATCTAATGCCTCTACTTGTTTATTATATTTTTCATTAATAGCATCTTCTTTTAATGCAATCTTGTCAAGGGCTAAGTTATTGCTGTCAATTACTGCCTGGATAGGCTCAACCTGTGATTTTGTAACTTTTTCAATTTGTGCATTAATGTCTTTTAATTTTTCTTCTTGAACACCCAAAGCATCATTTTCTTTTTTAATTTGTGGTGCATATTGCATATCAATAAGTTTTTCACGAAGTGCTGCTTGAGCCTGTGATCTTTCTAGTTGTTTCTGGAATAAATTTGGTCCAGACATATACTGAAACTCTGCTTTTGTTTGACCTGCAAGGGCTGCCTTATATTGATTAACTAGTGCAATAATTTGTTTTAATGATTTACCCTTGCTATTTGCAAGAACTAAAGATGCAATTTCTGCGTCATTAGATAACTCTGTGGCGGTGGCTTCGTCAACTTTTGCATTACGTAAAACAATATATGCGTTAGTTTGATTCTGAATTGCTTTAATTCTTTCTTGTAGTGCATTTGGCTTTCCTGCACCAGTGGTGCCACCGTCAAGTTTTTTATCTTCTTCATTTACTTTAGAAATTGCTCCAAAAAGATTTTCGTAGGCTACTCTTAGTCTATTAATTCCTCTGCTTTGTGTTTTTCCATCTGTTGATGCTAATGCTCTAAGAGTTGGACTATCTTTTGACAGTGCTCCAGAACTTAAAAGAGCAAGCAACATCATCTCTTGTTTTGCTGTTTGAAGATTTTTTAAGAACGGGGCTGCATTAACATCAAGTTTTTTAAATATCTCTACAAGTGCGACTTTTCTTGATGCTTCGTCAAGTCCATTCATTGTTTCTAAAACACCATAAAGGCTTGCTTCAAATTGCGCTCCACTAATAATTCCAAGTCTAAACATTCCAGCAGATGATTTTGAGGTTTCTGAAATAAAAGTACCAAGTTCAGATAGAGCCTTCTTTGCTTCATTTGTTTGAACTATTTGTGCTGAGTACCCACCCTTTCCTCCACCAACCGCAACTACTTTTGTTAATCCAGCCTTAACTTGTTTGTCAAGGTTTAGTAATAGTGGAGCAATTTGAGTTTGAAGTTGTTTAATTGATTCTGGAGAAAAATCTAATGACTTAACATCTAACTTAACATCTGTTTTGCCAGCCTCTTCACGAAGAGCATCAACAATTGTTTGAACCTGTCCAGTAGCAAAACCTTGTGCTTTAAGATTAAACGCTAAAGACGTAAATGCTAATTGTGCTTCTTGCGCTGTAGATTTAGATAAAGTTTGAATTGTTGGCGCAAATTGTTTTTGGAATCCAGAATCTTCTCTTAGTCTGTCTCTTGCACTTCTTACATCTTTTCTAACAATTTCTCTATTTCTATTTTCAAATGGAAGTTTTGATGGAACAACACTAAAGAAATCACCAAGTGTCTTGACTTGATCTGTCGTGGTCTTCATAGCATTTGATAGACCGTAAATATATTCTAGTTCTTTCTTTCTTGCATCATTGGCAAGTTTTATAATTGTAACGCCTGCTAGTAAAGCAACGCTTGCAAGGCCAAATCCAAGTTTAAATTTAGAAATAATTGAAATTATTTTGTTTCCAGTTAATAATTGAATAATAGAAGATAGGGCAAATAGTGGTCCAGTTATTTGAAATAGTATCTCAGAAAACTTTCCTAAGTTTCCACCCGCCATTGAGGCTACACCTGATAAAGCAGACAATGCAAAAGTACCAGACATAAAACCTTTATTCAGCCTGTCCATTCTTTGATTCATTGCTGACATACGTTTTTGTTGCTGTGTTGATAAAAGTGTTTCCCTGTTCATTCTTGCTTTTGCTGCTATATCTCCTACGTTAATTCCTGGACCTTTTGGTGTACCGCCACTAGGTGTGCCTACAGAACCACCTGGGACAAATAAGCCAGATGCTGTTTGAACCATTCCAGATCCAATTTTTCCGCCTACTGTTCTTGCATCATCAACATATCCTTCTGCACCAACAATAAATCCTTGAGCAATGCTTGCTCCAACCATTTCTGTTTCTCTTGAAGGTGATGCAACTTTTGCTCTATCAACAACGCCTTTAATTGTTTTCTTTGTAACGGCATCTGTAATTCTTGCACCAACATCTCCAAGATATGGAGTCATTTGTCTGGTTAAGTCATCAACGCTTGCTGTCACCGAACTTGTTATATGGGACATTGTGGCTGTTTCCCATTTATCTAATGCTGGATTTAGTGTTTGGAATGATTTTACAATTTTTTGTTTTGATTGTGAAAAGCGTTCTGTGCTTGCAAACATTTGTGGATTTTGTTCTGCTGCAAACCTTTGTGCTGGAACTCTTGCTCCTCTATAAGATCCTGGAAGTGCGACTCTTCCAAATGATCCAGAAGATCCAGAGCCAACTCCAACAGGTCCAACTGTTCTTATCTGATTAACAGCATTTTCAAGAGCAACATCAATATCTTTTCCAGCAATCTTAATTCCTTTTGCTGCATCACGAAGGGCTGGAACAATAATTTCTTCCAAGTCTGCATCTTTAATAAATTCTCTTCCAGATTTATTTAGTGCATCCGTTGCTGTCTTTGCAAAAAGATTTGCTACGACTGAAAACTCTTGTTTAAATTTAGGATTGTTAAGACCAACCTTAAGTTCTCTTGCAATAACTGCAAGTAGTGGAGCCATTGAGGCTCCGCCTGCACCACCTAGGTATCCTGCAACATCTCTAGTTGGAACTCCTCTTCCAGTAGGTTGACCCATAGTGGTGTTCATTGATTCTGGCAAGAACATTGTTGCATTTCTAAAACCTTTACCCATTTGGAATCCAGGAATATTATCTGCAATCATTCCTTGGATTAATGGAGCATATTTTTGTGTCATCTTGGCTGGAATAATTGCTTCTCCTGGAGAAACCATTGCTGGAACTACATCTCCTGCACCCTTTGGTCCAGGAACTGAAACGATACCCTTTGCAAATTTTCTAGCACCTCGTCCTGGCATCATCATTCCAGGGTTATTCATTGAGAAATTTCTTGCTGCTCCTGCTGCTGAGGTATATGCTGCTATAAGTTTATTTATTTGTGCTACTTCAGCAGTAAATGTTTGTGTTAAGTTTGCGTGTGTTTGATTAAGAGAGTGTGCTGCTGCTGCTGCATCTAACTGCTCCATGGTCATATACTGGGTTTGTTCTCCTAGCATTTGTGATTGACCAGTTAGTCTTTGATACCC